AATCAGAGAAGTAACATGGGTCAAAATAAAGCAGCAGTAGAGAAAAGAAGACAAGAACTAGAAGCTGAAAAGCTAGATAAGAAGATTGTCTATTACTATTTCCAAAAGGGAGCTGGTAGTCACTATAGAGAAATACAATACCAAAGTGGAAGGGTTGTAAGGACTGATTTCAATGCTTGACTGGATTCTATATATAATTGGTGGCTTTGTTGGGTTGTTAGCAATTGCAACAATAGTCACTGTAGTAGCAGCTATTTACATACTTAATAAGCTAGATTAATGGTAAACAGTAGAAACAAAGGAGCAGCATTTGAGAGAGTTATTTGTAACAAGCTCAACACTGTCCTTGAATCAAAAGGTATTGATACGAGAGTTAAAAGAAACCTTGACCAGTATCAAACAAAAGGCATGGCTGATATATATTTTGATAAGTTCGCTATTGAGTGTAAAAGATATAAAGCTAGTGCTAAAAAATCAATGTATAAGAATGAATGGTGGGAACAAGCAGTTGAGAGTGCTGGTGACAACCTAATTCCTATACTAATTTATAAGTATGACAGGAAGCAGATCATGTGCGTGATTCCCTTGTTCTTGGTTACATCAGTAGATACGCCAAACTGGGAATGTACTTACCTTTGCCCACTGTCAGAAATATGTGAGAGATTAGATGAAGTCTTACAAAAAGCAGATGGATTTGAATAGTTATTTGCTTCAAGAAGATTTTGAAGAGTTTTGTAGGCGTGCCTATGAGAGAATCACCATTGCATGTGACGTATTTGGCATAGTCAATGATGAGGATTATTACAGTTTTAAGGAAAGGTGTTATACCCAACTTGAAGCTGATTACTTAAACAGTATTGATAAAACAATACATTAAATGGAGAAAAATATGGTAGACATATTGGGAGGAATGAGTAGTTCCAACGACAGTCAGCAAGTTTATCTTGCTTTTAAAACTTCTCATCAGCAGTTTTTTGCTAATGGGGAAACACCAGTAGATTTTCAATATCTACAGCTTGACCCTTCAACATTCAAATCAGGATGGGGAAGATATACTAAAGCTGATGGATTTGAATATACTTGGGATGAGAAATTTGGTGTATTAGCACCTAAACCAGCAGATGATTACAAAAGAGCCTTCAGTGCTTGGGTAATGCCTCAAGGAGCACAACATGCTTATCTATGGCAAAGGTTTACTTATGCTGAATCTAGTGCTTTTAACAGCATACTAGGTGGCTTTTGGAATCAAATGGATGCAAGTTCAGACAGCTTACCAGTTGTAAAGTATGAAGGCTCTAAGCCAATACAGGTTGGTATGGGTAACTCTTCAGAGCTATCATTTAGCTTTGCTAAGTTTGCACCTAGAGCTGCTGGGTTTGTAATACCACAATGGTATATAGACCAAGAAGCACCAGTAGAGGACACATTTAAGAGTCCTAATGATGGTCTTGCAGAAAAAGTGCAAGAGATGGTTGATAAGAATGAATTATCTGATGACGATATACCATTCTGATGCAGTCAGTAGATTGGCAAAGAATAGCTCCTGATGTTGCAAAGCAACTTCTTGGAGAACCTAGTAGTACCTCATCTAAGGAATTTAGATGGGGGACTCATGGGTCTTTAACATTAAATTTAGAGTCAGGCACTTGGTATAGCTTCGAGCAAGATACTGGTGGTGGCATCATAGATTTGATTAAACATATGAATCAAGATGTGAATACAGTTTTAAAACAGTTTGGTTACGACCTAGCATTACAGTCTAATGACTCCTTAATAAGTAGCTTTAGTACACCCCCTGTTACTAAGGCAAAAAGTAATGCTAGGTCTTTCACTAGAGAACAGATGATTGACCTTTACAAGAACGCTGTTGTGAAGGTCAACTACTCTGATAGCTTCATGGTTCTCAGATTCCCTGATGGACATTACATAAAGCAGAAATATGCACCATTTAGTTTAAATGCAGATGGTTCATGGTCTATGAGGCGACCTGAAGGCTTATTACCTATTTATTACACTGACAAGCACAAAGACAAGCCTATCATTATTAATGAGGGTGAGAAGGCTCTCAGAGGATGTGAAGCACTATATGATGGTGATTCTTGTACTTGGCATGGTGGGGTTAATAGTTGGGAGAAGGCAGATTGGAGTCCTATATTTGGTAGGGATGTTTGGGTGTTTCCTGATAATGATCAAGCAGGGTTGAAATGTGCTGAGGGCATACATAAGTATTTAAAGAAAAAAGGCTGTAATGTAAGCATTATAAAACCACCAGCAAAGTTTAAAGAAAAAGATGATTTATATGATGCTTATGAAAGAGGTGATTTCAAAGACTCAAAAGCATTAGAAGATTATGCTTCTGAGAATAAGATTTATGTAGGTGGTAATGAGTTTGAGTTCTTGTCTTATGATGAGATGGCTGCTAATGACAGACCACCTGAATGGTTAATAGATAAAATTGCAGAAAAAGAGACTGTTGTAAGTATTTATGCTGAACCAAAAACAGGTAAGAGTTTTGTTGGTATATCTATGATGCTTTCCATAGCTACTGGAACAGAGTGGTATGGATATGAAACAGAAGAATCAGGTGTTCTATATTTTTGTGGAGAGGGTGAGAAATCTATATTTAAGCGTATTTTAGCTTGGGAAGATCATTTTGAAACACCCTTACAGGGTAAGAAGTTTAGGGTTAGTAATAGACCTGCAAGAATATTAGATGATGAGGATTATGAAGATGTACTTGCTAAAGCACATATTGCTAAAAAAGAATTTGGCAGTTTAGGTCTTATAGTTATAGACACCCTTCAGAGAAACTTTGGTTCAGGAGACGAGAACAGTACTTCTGACATGAACCTTTTTATACAAAGAATAGATAGACTAAAGTTTGAGACTGGTGCTTGTATTATGCTTATCCATCATACAGGTCATGCTGGTAGTAAATCTAATGGCATTAGAAGAGGTAGTGGTTCAAGTGTATTACCTGCTTCTGTTGATTCTGAGTTCTTTATAGAAAGAAAAGACGAAGATAATACAAATGGCGTTTTAGGTGTAGAAGAGAAGGTTATGTATGTAAAGATGAGTCAAACACTTAATAAAGAAGATATGAATATGCCATCAATAAACTTTAGAATGGACACTGTTAAAAGACTAGGCAAGAATGGTGATAAGAAGTCTGCTGTTTTGGTTAAGGTAGAGGATAATGAAATGCCTATACAAAATACAGATAAAATTACCACACCAAAAGAGCAAAAAGTGTTAGATGCGTTAAAAGAATTGCCTAGATTAGATAATCCAAGCAATCCTCAAGATCAGTTATATATGCCTTCTGATTTAGAAGGAAGGATTATGGATGGGAAGAATCCCATGAAAAAAGATGCCATAAATGATAGATTGAAAGCATTAGTTAATAAAAAATTTGTTAAACACACACCTCATATAGGATATCAACACATGGAATATGGTGGACTACAGTCAGAATTTACTAATGATTAGTTTGGGTGTTAGTTTGGGTGTAGCTTGGGTATTTTTGGGTGTAGATGGGTGTAAATCATCAAATAGTTTGGGTGGGGTGGGGTGTGTTCCTTTAGGAACACCCAAGCACCCAAATTATGATTACCCACTTTAGGTATTAAATTATGAAAATATATTTAGATGAAACATTAAAGGATAAATTAAAAGATTTAAGAACTTATGAGAATGAGACTTATGTTAAATGGGGTAATCGTAAACGCATCTTTAAAATGATAGGCGTTCCATTTGAGATTAAGTTTTGTAGAGCAGAACAAATGTTGAAAGATTCTATGATCAATGATTCTAAACAAAAGCAACTGTCAATGGTTGAAATGATGTTAAGAGCTTATGAGCAGTTAAATATTAAATGTGAGGAAAGTGGTTATATACAAATACAACCCAATGCTAAGTGTTTTAACTTTGATAATAAAACAGCACTGGTTTGTGATACCGATTCTGATAAACCTGTATTAGAAAAAATACATAAAGACGAGAAGGACATTATGATATTCAGTATTGAGGAATTATTTAGATGTATTCCTAAAGATTTTATGAGAGCTAAAGAACTACTAAGCAAATTAGATAAGTCAGTTAATATACAGAAGGTTGATTATGTCTAAGTGGCATGGTGGCAAAGGCTCTAAGCGTAGAAAAGAAGATAAGAAGAAGATTGATGCTAACTGGGATTTAATATTTGGTAAAAAGAAAAAGGAAAAGAAAAAGAAATGAGTACATTTCATAGAGACTTAAATCAAGGCAAGAAGATAGAAGATATAGTTCTTGCAAAAATACATAAGAAATATCCTCTTGCATCTAAGTTAGAAGGAAAAGTAAAACCCTATGATATTTATATACCTGAACTAAATATTTATATAGAAGTTAAGTCTGATAAAAAGAGCCAAGAAACAGGAAATATAGTTATAGAAATTGAAATGTATAATAAACCCAGTGGACTTAATTCTACAAAATCAGATATTTGGATTATCTATACAGGTACAGAATTTATATATATAACACCAAGCAGAATATGGGAATGTGTAAGCAGAAATATGTTAGCACCTGTAAAATTTATAGGTAAGGGAGATGATCAACCTAAGAAGGCATATTTAGTAAAGATAGATCAGTTGAAACAATATAAAGCTAAAGGAGTTTTTAATGCCAATTAAACTAAGACCTAGTGCTGTTGTTAAGGATAGGGCAACAGGTAAAACAAAAACAGAACATTACTATTTAAAGAGTATGACATTACAGGAACTAAATGATTATATTGAATCTTCTAGCTCTAAGAAAAAGGTCATACAGAAATGTAAGAATGAACTAATTAGGAGAAGTAAATGAAAAAAGAAAATATTGATTATGTAAACTCACCACCCCATTATCGGAAGGGGTCTATAGAATGTATTGATGCAATTAAAGCTGCACTAACCCATGATGAATATAAGGGATATTTAAAGGGAGCAGCACTAAAATACATTTGGAGAGAATCTTACAAAGATAGCAACATACAAGACTTACAGAAGTCTGTTTGGTATATTAATAAGTTAATAGAACATTACGAGAACCTATGAAGATAGATAAACAAAAGCTAAAAGAAAAGATAGAGCAGGGTAAGTCTAGCCATGATATAGCTATGACATATGATGTGCATCCATCAACGATAAGAAGAAAAGCTAAACAGCTTGGACTTAAGTTTGAAACACAATCATGCTGGAGGAAGAAATGAAGGTAGATATACAAACCAATATTAAAGAAGTAACTAAACATCTAACCTTAGTACAAAAGAAACAAATACCTTTTGCAGCAGCTCAAGCATTAAATGATACAGCCTTTGGATTAAAGAAGGCTATGAGTAGCAAGGCTGATAAAACATTTGAGGGTGGTGCTACATCATTCACCAAGAGAGGATTCCAAGTACAGAAGGCAGACAAGAGAGACTTGGTTGCTGAGTTATTCATAGAAAAGAGAAGAGCTGAGTATATGAAAAAAGAAATAGAAGGTGGTATCAGGAAACCTAAGAAGAATGCTATAACAATTGCTAATGATAAGAACTATCAAGGAGCACTGACTAAGGCTGGCAACATAAGACCAACAACTATAAATAGATATAAGAATCAAAGTGATAAATATTTTTTTGGTAAGCCTAAAGGTATAGCATCAGCTAAGGAAGGTATATGGGAAAGGTATGGAAGAGCAGCAACAGGCTCTACAAGTGGAGCAAAGATAAGGCAGGTTGCCTTGTTTACAAAGA